CTTCGTGGTCATACCAAGTGTGATTGTCTACCACAATAATATCTACATTCTTACCACTTGCTGAATACGTCACACTTGTATCAACATATCTGTCTGATGAACTTGCGGCATCTGATCCCCAACCTGATCTGTTGTCGCTTTCTATGTGTCTCAATAGTCCCCAACTTCTATGGCTAACCGAGTATTTTATTGCTGGACCTGTGCCGTCTGCTCTTGTGAATGTTGTTGCGCCTGTGGCACTGGTGCTTTTGTCAAATCTACCTGTGTAAGTTGATTCTGTGATTGTGGTATCTCTATCTAAAACTGATTGTGGCATAACCTGTTGCACACGATCGTCAGCGGCAACCGTTTGTGCTTCTTCCATTGTGAGCATATAGCCTGTGGTTCTTGAAGTTGGTCGTCTGTCCTCGCACTCAACAGTTCTATCTGGAATGTGCAGAGCACCACCTGGTGTCTCCATGTCGTCATAAAATGCTTGGATGTCTACACCACGCTTGACTGTGACTTGGAATAACTCCATGTTACGCCTCCAGTTGTAGTATGTTTAGATCCACTTGCACGGTGCTGGTGCCACCGCTTTTGTTTGTGACCCTACAAGGTATTGTAGTTGTTGGTGTGCTTTCTAAGTTGAATCCATAAGCGCCTGGGCTAATGATAACTGTGTCAGCACCTGTTGTGATAACTTCTGCTATAAGTCCTGCGTCTGAAGTAGGATCTGTTCCTTCTGCTCTTGAAGCGTCTGCTGTTCTTGTTGCGGCACTAACATACAATCTCACTCTTGCCGCTCTGTCTGTTGTGATAGCGAGTAGTGCGTATGATTTGAATCCTGTGATGTCCAGGTCTGCTTCAGCGGCATCTGCCAAACTTGTAGTTGTTCCTGTTTTTGTGCTTCTGCTTGATGCGCCGCCACCTGACTGTGCAACCCAGGCATAGTCTGAACCAGTCCAACTCAATACTTCATTGCTACCTGCTGTGCCTTGGTTTAGATGTGCATCAACATCTGAATCCGAATAAGCCGCAGGCAATCCTGTAACTGTTGTACCAGTAAAGTCAACTGCCGTTCCGTTTGGAAAATCAACATTATTAGACCCACTACCAATTGTTACTAGTGTTGTTTGTGTTGCACCAATGTTTACATTACCTGATGCAAGTGCGCCACTACCACCTGTGATGTTTGTGTCACCACCCGTGCTGTTAAGTTCAGTAGCATCACCGCCTGTGATTGTTAAGTCATTACCGTCTGCAACACCTGATCCCACTGCCACTGCTTCTAAACTGCTACCAGTTAGAGCACCACCGGCTGTAAGTGCATCTGTAATACCATAACCTGATATTGTGGTAGGTGTTCCTGTTAAACTTGAAAACGCAAAATCCTGTGCTACGCCTGTGATAGTAATATTACCGTCCACATCACTTGCTGTGGTAATTGCTGTGCCACCTGTTATTTGTAATGTGCTACCCGAAGTTACTGTTCTTACAGTTGAGTCATCACCTGTAATGTTAAAATCAAAATGTCCTGCTGTAACAGAAGCAATAGAACTATCTACTTCTGCTTTTGTATAGGCATCTGTAATTCCATAACCTGCTATTGTTGTTGGAGTGCTTGTAATGTTTGAAAATGATGTTGTAATGCCAGTTAGAGCACTACCGTCTATTGCTGGTAACGCACCTGTCAGTGTTGTTGCATTTAGTGTGCCATTTACACTGTCTACTAATACAGTAGAGTCTTGTGCTACTATGTCAATTGATTGTGTTGAGCCTGCTGGTAATACTGAACTTGTAATAGCACTATCTACTTCTGCTTTTGTGTAAGCATCAGTAATACCATAACCTGCTATTGTAGTTGGTGTTCCTGTCAAGTCACTAAATGCACTTGCAACACCAGTTAGAGCACTACCATCTATTGCTGGCAAAGCACCTGTTAAGTTGCTGGCATCAATTGCACCACCAACTCCGTCTACTAATACAGTTGAATCTTCAGCAATAACTGAACCTTGTATGTCTCCTACAATTGTATTACCTGATGCACTGTTAGTGCTACCGCTACTTTGTATTGCGGCAACCTGTGAAGTTAAACTATCTACACTAAGATATATTTCATCAAAGTTGGTATTTAATTTGTTAAACGCTGTGCGTAGGTTATCACCCGTTCTGTCGTTTGCGCTTGAGCCAATATTTACTGTTTGCTTTGCCATCTACCTACGCTCCTATACCCATCCGCCAATTGCAATTTTGCCCCAGCCCGTACTCTTGCGGACATAAACATAATTGTCATCAACTCTAATTTCGCCTACAGGTGCTGCTTCTGTTTCTGTACTAGGTGCTGCTGCACCAGGAGCAATTGTTCCTAATACAGTGCCTTCTGCATCAATAATCTCTGTTGAGTCATCAGCATAAACTGTTCCTATAAGTGTACCTCTAATATTATCAGATTCAATTGGACCTACAATTTTGCCTTCTACAGCATCTACAAGTTTAACACTGTCATCAGCAAATATACTACCAGTGACGTCACCGTCAAGTGTACCTACTAATGCATCGCCTGGTTGTACTGCTGTATCAGCAAGAGCACCCTGCGCACTGGTTGCTGCATCTGTAATGCCATATCCTGCAAGTGTTGTAGGGGTGCTTGTAAGATCGCTAAATGCAACACTTGTTAAGAATGCAGGTGCGTTGGCAATCACGCTCCATGGAATATTACCATCAACTGCATTAACTAATAATGTTGAATCATCAGCAAACACACTACCTGTAATATCTGATTGTCCGCTGAATGATATTTCTAATGTTTGTAAACCATCATTACCCGATAGTGTAATTCCATTTCCTTCTATTACCTTCAATGTTCCAGCAATAGTAGGTGCAGTTACTAGTGTAGTTCCGGTACCGCCAACATCTATAGTTCTATATGCATTACCCGCCGGAGCAGCATTGGTAATAGTTACAATACCAGTTGCATCATCAGTAAACACTGTTAACGCAGCACTTCCTGGTTGTATTTCTAATACACCTGTGTTTGTAATTTTTACATTGTCTCCAGTACTGTTATCAACATTGATACCAGCACCTGCTGTTCTACCGCTTGGCAATGCTGTTACACTTTGTAAACTTCTTACACCTGTATTTGTTACAGTAACGTTTCCTGTTCCTGAACTAACACCTATACCCAGTCCTGCTGTTGCCTGCGTAACACCAGAGTTAGTTATTGTAATACTTTCAGCAGCACTGTCTACTGCCATAGAAATAGCAGTACCACTTATCAAATTAAGTGTATCAACAAAATCATCTGCAACTACTTGATTGCCGCTGTCAACTTGTACGCTTTTAAAGAACGTTTGAGATGGATTAATAATTAGTTCGCCGTTCACAGTAGAACCTAGTGGTAAATCAATAATACCTCCGGACTTACCTTTAATTTGTGCAGAACCTAGCCATACACCGTTAAATGCATCTGCATCTGTGTCAGCATGTTCTGCTGTGTATAATGACTTCCATGGTTTAGTTACACTACCTAAGTTAAATGTTGCAACTGCATTAGGTGAAACATTTGTTGCTAAATTTTCAAAATCGGTTCCAGCATATTCTGAACCGCCCTGGATGTTACCGCCGCCTGATGAATATGCATCATATGCAGTGCCGTCAATTGGTATTGTTAATAATTGATCTTCATATAATAGCACTTCGGTATCACTTATTTTTTTTACATAGTATTCTTTATTATCAAGTTGAGAAATACCAGTGTCAAATACAAACACAATCTGATTGTCTCTAAGATCGTGCATTTCGGTTGTAACAATACGTATTGGATTACTGTCTACAGTTCCCGATTCTATATGGGAAATAAATAATTTTCTTTCTCTTGCTAATGATGAACCAATAATTGTAAAGTTCTCATTTACTTTATCAAATGCGTCTTTTATTCTGCTCCACACTAAAGGTGGATTACCTGGATTTATGTTACTGTCGTATGCCATTATGATCTACCCACCGCTATTTCAATTGTTCCTATATGATCACTATCATAATCCTCAATTGCTTTACCAACAATTGTTCCTACTTTAGGATCTGTACTTACTGTTGCTACACCGTGTATGCCTGATGTTACTAGAATATCACCTTTGTTAATTTTGCCTACTACTTTACACGGAACTCTACCAACAAGTGCAACTAGGTTTTTGTGTCCAGGACACGCAGTATACATTACATATGCTGCTGTATTAGAAACAACGCCTGCTATTCTCTTATCACTGTTTGTGTTTGTAGTTGTGACTTCCTTGTCACCGCCAAATACTAACACTGTTCCAACTTCATATTCCTTGTCACCTTCGTAGTATTCTGCAACGTCTGCTGAGTATGTTGCTTCTAGTCTTGATTCATTAGGTGAACTTCCTGTCAGTGACCATCTACCTGTAATTGTACCAGCAGTTGTGTTACCACCTGTGGTTAATGCACTAACTTGAACACTTTGAGCAACAATAGGTGCATTTGACAAACCATTCTGTGTTCTAAATGTGTGTGAATCGTTATCATAAAAAGTTGCTTTATCTGCAGCCAAGGAACCGTCTTGTAGGAAGATACCTCCTCCGCCACTGCCGCCTGTTCCACCAAACGTGTGTATTCTTACAAATCCTCCTGAGCCTGATGTGCCAGAATCAATTGCTTCGAACCCATCAATGTTATATTGCTGTACATCAATTATTCTTCCGCCAAAGTCACCATTTGAATCTCTTACTATTAGTTTACCTGCTTCGACAGTACTACTTGATCCTGCTGCATAGTCAACTATTCCGTAATCACTATCTGATGTACCAGAACTTGCATTTGTTCTTGCAAGTAAGCCTGTGCTTCCAAATTGTGATTTCTTAATTGAACCACCTTGATCTACAATTGTTGTGAACGCAATATCAGCAGCATCTCCTGCTGTAAGTAATGAATTACCTAATACACTTTGGGCAGCAATTTGTGCTAGTGCAGACTTAGGTGTTCCATTGTCTTTAAGTTGTACCCAACCATCTGTCACAGTAAACTCTACATCACTAAAACTTGCTAATCCACTACGTGCTTGTTTGTCTGCTGCTGTTCCAGTAGGAGCATTTAGGTCAGTGCCTGCTAACTGCATCAACAGTTTGCTTTGTGCAATATCAGCAGCACTATTAATGTCTGCATTCAAAATTACATCTGGTTGAATTTGTGCATCGATACTGTTTGCTGTTGAATCAATATCTAAAGCAATATCACCAACCACTGTAGCGTTTACAGCATCTCTGTCATTGCCTGTAAACACAAGTAATTGGTTTGCTGCTAAATCTGTAAATGAAAAGTTTTGTAGATTATCAAAAGTGAAACTTCTCAAGTTCATTGCATCTTGCGGTTGTGTAGGATCACTTATATTAACAATCTTATTCTGATTGAGATCCAAGTTTGCCTTCATAGACCCTTGGCCACTTAGATCCATAAATCCACCAGTTACAGCAGGTATTAAATTAGCATCAATAATTTTAGCACCACTGTGTGAAATGCCTAACCTTCTTTCAATGTATAGTCTTGTAGCATTTTCTGTTGGTACTGTATCAACAGCGTTATCTGAAAATGAACTATCTGTTGAAAACTCAGAAACAGGAACACCACGTTTAAATCCAATACCATCCAAGTTACTTAATGCAATCGCTGCCGAGAATGTAACTCGACCTGTACCTTGGTCAACTTTAAAGAATGGTCCAACATTGAAGTTACCAAATTGGTCAGTGGTTACATAGAAAACACGTCCCACTGTTCTTTCTTGCGTTTCATTATCTGCATTAAGTGCATTAACCGCCGGTCCGTAAATTTCATTTGGATAGTTGGTATCTGCATATGATCCAGTTCCAATTTCCAGTAAGTCGTGTCCAGTTACACGTGTTAATGAAATTCTAATTGTTAGATTTCCATATGCACTTAAACTTCTAATAGGAACAGCACTTCTTATTGTATATGAACCTTCAAATTCTATAATGCTATTTTCCAGTGGTCTATTAAGGGTGATTCTCGCATAATTGGTGCTAAGGTCATCTTCTGATTGATATTGATCAATGATATATTCTTCACCTTTGTATACAAATCTTGAATTAGGTACACGTGAACGTTCTTCAGGTGCAACCGGTACAACACTAATTGTGCTATCTCCAGCTCTACCTAAAACTTTTGCGAAACTGTGTGTTCCACTTTGTGTGCCTGTTGTATCGATTTCAACAGATGTTGACAATGTAGGTGGTGTGGTTGTTATTGTAAATTGCACTGATGATGCACCTAACCCGTCTACATCATTATCTGACACAAAGTAATGTGTGCTTTCGTTAAGACCAGTTGGTAAATCGCCAGTTGTTTCTAATCTAATAACATCACCAACTGATAAATTATGAGGAGATGCTACCGTAATTACTCCAGGTGATGCAACACTAATACTGGAAATTGTAGTAAACGAGCCAGGAACAACTGGACTTGCACCTGTTGTACCAACGCTTTCACTTGGTTGATATACAGTTAAATCAATGTAATCATAGTTTTCTCTAAGAGTAGTTTTTGTAATTCCATCTGCAATTGCCGTTATATCTCCAGTACCAGCACCTGTTACTTCTATTGGAGCACCGTTTTGTGCTGTTGCAATTTCAAAAGTTGAACTTGTAAGGTTAGTTTCTAGTACATAGTAAGTTATTCCAGCAGTAATGCCTGTAGGCAAGTCGCCAGTTGATTGGAAATTTAATCTGTAGTCTGCTAACTGTTTGTGAGGGATAACATTTACCAATGCAAGTCCACTACCGTTGGTTAGTCCGCCTAGTAAACTTCCTCCAGATGTTGTAGACAACTGTAAAGTATTGTAGGTAGGATCATCGAATACATAATATGTTTGTCCTGCTGTTAGTCCATTAGCAGTAGTCTTTGGAGTAAATGTATCTCCTCGCCTTAATCCGTGATTTCTATCAGTTGTTAGTGTATTATTCCCAGTGATATCAGTTACTGTTATAGTAAATGTAAGCACCGTTGGATTGGCAACAGTAAATTCAACATCTAATGCACCCCTACCCTCTGTTGCATCATCATAGTCTTCAAACTGTAGAACACGATAAACATCAGTAGGAGATTCAGCAAAACGTAAACCTGTTGATGGTCTTGTAGCAACGTCAGCAAGTTCTCCAGTAAGAATAATTTGTGAATTACTTCTAAGTGACATTTTAGTGCCATCTGGAATGACTGCAAAAAGTCCATCAAAGTTTCCTGTCTCGTCAGATGTTAAATTTAATTTTGCAACGCCTGCGGGTAAATCTGTAGTTGAAACTGATGTAACAGGATATCTAAAAATTAAATTGCCATGGTCAACTTCAAGTTCTGAATTGTTAAGAGGAGTATAATCATAATTGGTAACATGGATGTCCAATCCACCTTGTGTGTTTTGGAACGAAGCACTAGGAAAATAACAATCAACTCTTTGTGCGACATCGTAGTAAAGTGTTGTAGGTGTTGGAACTTCTAAAGGATCTGAACCATCTGCAACAAGGGCGAAAATACCATGTGCCGACGAACCGCCAATACTTCTAATTTGAGCACCGTTCAATGACATATAAGAAGCATAACAATAATATGTGAACATTGATACCGCTTCTGTTAGTCCGCCGTTGGTTGCCAATAAGCCATAACCCATATCTGCTATCTGTGTAAAGTCATTTGATAGCATTGATCTGTTACCTGGCATTAGGATTTCATATTTTCTTTGATAACTATGTGTTCCGCTGCCTGCACTGGTTGTTGCTACTTCTACATCACCAAAAAATTCTTCTGTGATTCTAAATGTGTTTCCAGTCAACCCAGTTTCAGAAACATAATATTCTCTACCTGCTACAATGCCTGCTGGCAATGTACCTGTTGTGGTAAACACCAATGAAGCACCTGCTTGTAAACCATGATCAGGTTTTGTAAACACAGCAGGGTCTGCTTGTGTTATACTGGTTAATGTTTGAGCACCGGGTGTTAAATTAAAAGGTGTAGTTTCATCTAAAACAAGTGTTGCTGTGCTTCCACTCGATCCATATGTGTAATCTCTAACATAGTTGACTTTGAAAATATCATCGCCGACAATAAATGATGCCGGTAGTTCTGGGAATCTATCTAACCCACCAACTTCTATTCTAGTAGGACTGGTTGAAGATTGATGTAAAAATTGTAGGTTACCAGCGAATCCATCAACAAACATACCACCTGCAAATGTTTGAGCATTTATAGATTTACTAAATGATGCACATTCTTGTGCGTATGGTGATTTAGCAAGAATTTGTCCAGCCGGATCAAGCACCATAGCAAATCCGCCATGTCCTTGCATTGTCATTGCTCTAAGTATTACAGCATCGTTACACAAGAAAACATCAAGTTTATCATTATCCTTTGGATAATTTACACTGCCTGAACCGTCTATTACATCTATTAACGCATCAAACAACTGTCCAAGCACACCTTCTGTACCTGTTTCTTTTACAAAAGCACCGTCTGTAATTTGAGGGAAAATACTATTGTATATTGTTCCTATAGGATCATTAGATATAATATTGTCTAAGATACTTTCTAAATATTCTAATGCTGCTGTGGTTTCTGACAATTGTGTTGTGATTGCAATTCTTCCGCTTGCAGTTTGATAGTATTTTAGTCCTGCTGATATTGTTCTATTATATTCACCGTATTTTAAATCAAATATCATTGCATCAAGAATCAATCCTACATCTCTTTTACAACGTGATTCGTTATAATTAAATGATGATGTAAACGGTGCAATATTATTTGCAATTTGATAGTTTATCCAAGCAGTAACTTCGTTTTGTAAAAATTGTCTATTTAATTTTATCAACTCTGCAGATGCTTTGTATCCGCCTCCATTATCTATCTTAGGATAAACAGGTGATGTTGTATCTTCTAAGTAATGATATCCGTAAAGATCATTTGCTACTGTTAATCCGTCAATGGTTGTATCTCTTCTGAATCTTTGGAAAGCCCAAGGAGAGCTAGATGTTCCTGCTCTTGGTTTTACAATTACTCTTCTAAACTCATTACCAATGATAGCAACATTCTGCGGAACCTTAATTGGATAGTTTTCTTCGTAAACTCCACTTTCTACTAAAATAGAAATCTGTGTTTGGTTAGTAATATCACCATATGATAATTCTTCACCTATTTGGAAATTTCCAAACTTAATATCAACATCAAAAATTTCATTTCCGTTTGAATCTAAATCACCTGCGTGTGCAAGTATCTGTGCTTGTGCGCCTGATGTCAGTCCTTTAATAAACAAGCCTTCTCTAATATCTCTTGTTCTAAACGCAACTTCAGTATCAGTCAATACATCACCTGTAAAGTCAGTTCTTTGTCCTTCAGTTTTTAAAAGGAACCTAGGCAAGTCAGCAGACACAGTAGGCAGACTAGTAAATCCTCCACCAGTATCAGTAATTTCAATAGCAGTAATAACACCGCCTGCAACTGTGGCAACACCGAAAGCACCAGTTCCGCCACCACCAGTAATACGTACTGATACTAAACTATGTCCAGTACCACCGTCAACAATAGTAACGTTGTTAACCTTATATGTTACATCAAACGTAGCACCACTACCGAAAGCACTATCAGTATCTGTTGATACATTAGTAGAACCTGGTAAGGCAGTATAATTTCCTGAACTTATTTGTCTAAACGTAACAACTGCACCTGGTGAAGAAGCAGTTGACAAAACTTCATATCTTGCAGCATCTCCTGTGCCGCCTTGTAGAGTAATAATATCTCCTGCTTGATAGTTTGTTCCTTGACTATTAAGTGTAATTGTATCTACACTCATTCTCGGTGTACCAACAAACCCTGTACCTGATGTAGGTGAAGTATCAATAGCGGCTAACTCTACTGACTTAGTACCACCAGCATAAGTTAATTTCTTTTCATATGGTCCTATATCATCATTTGATTCTAGTAATATTTCTTCTGCTTTTCTACATGCTGCTTCAATTGTCCTATATGCGTATGCAAGAGCTCTACCTTGTAGTGCATCTGAAACACCTGGTCTATCATCTGCTCCTGATGTTGCCACATATAAGTTTACACTAGATCCAAATGATGAACTGTCTACATATTGTTTTGTTGCGGCAATTAGTCCGTCATATCTATCATCATCCTCAGGCTCTGGACTACGTGAAAGTATAAGCGGTCCGCTCATAGTTCCAAATCCAGATTGTGTAGCACCTGTGGCAGGATCAATTGCGTTTACACCTGCTAGTGAAATTTTTGAATCTACATATGATTTGTTTGCGGCTTCTGAGTTTTCAGTAGGTGTAGCGAGATCTTTAATCTTGTATGTTTGACCACCGCTCTGTACTGATAAGTCGCCGCCTAGTTGTGGACTAGGATCTCCTGAAATTTCGCTGAATTCTGTGCTGACAATTATTTGATTGGTATTACTAGAAGTGTCAATTACAACACCAGTTCCGCCTGTAATCTGTTTAAACTGTAGTGCATCTGTAGTATTATTTACGGCTACAACCGCTGATTCTTGTCCAACAAAGTTAGTTGGAGTATCGTCTAAACCTAAGAATGTTAATCTTTCGCCTAAACCTAATGAACTGTATAATTCTCTAAAGTTATCGTTTACTTTACTAAACGAATCGCGGATACTATCGCCAGTTCCGTCATTACCTACTACACCGGTATCAATTACTTTTCTTGCCATCTTATCCCCTACAAGTCCTTGTTTGCTACAATATTTATCGTTTTATTCTATAAGCCTAATGTAAAATAGTAAATATACATATGTTTTTAGGCACCAAAAAAGTTAATACACAACACACTCGGAAAAGCAAACTAGGTAATTCGCATGTTTATAAACGTGTCAAAACAGTAGTTGAACTCCGATGCGATAACTGTGACAGTGTATTTACCAGGGATCTAAAAAAGATCAGCAAGGCCCGGCTAAGCAACAATTATTTCCATGTTTGCTCAGACTGCGATGCTAAAAGATTTGCACAACGCAAAGGTGTAGAAAATAAACAAATATGGGATTTACCTGCTGATGCTGACTTAGAAATTTCTAAGTATTAAAAGCCTACGCTTTCACCGCACCCACAACTTGATGTTGAATTAGGATTTTTAATTGATAGATGAGAACCAAATACTTCTTCGACATAATCAATCTCAGTGCCTATTAGATAAAGCAAACTTGCACTATCTATACAGAATTCTCCATTAGGTAATTTTATAACTTCGTCATCTGGTTCTTTGGTTTCAGACATTTGCCAGTCATATGAAAATCCGGCACACCCACCGCCCTTCATTTGTAATCGAACGATAGGTTTGCCGGTCTTTTCAATTAAGCCTGTCATATGCTTAATTGCAGAATCTGTTAGATTGACTGCATCTGGCATGTTATTCGCTTTTGTAAATAGTCCAAGCACCGTATGCAATAGCAGCATAAGCAACTAAGCCAGCAATTGGTTTTGCGATTAAAACTAGAATTCCAAGTAAAATGAGTGCTGCTCCGTCCCAAGAAGTTCTTTCTGTGAAACGACTTGCTACCCAACCTTTGAATTTATCTAACATAGTTTTTCTCCTTATTTAGATTTTTTAGGTTTAACTACTTTCCATAGTTGATCAACTAATTTAGTTTTAGTTAATCTACGGTCTAACTCAACATCATAAGCACGGCCCAGTTCTTCTAGTTGTACTTTTGTCATCTTTGTTAGTTCCGATTTTTTTTCGATTATCTGCTTTTTTAACACTAGAACTTCTTCTTTAGTGTCTACAGCAGGTACGAAAATCTTTTTAAGCCACTTTAGCATAAATTATTCTCCTTGTATTCTATCGTTTACGATTGACCAGTTGATAAGTCGCCAAATATTTTCTAAGTATTTGTCTTTGGTTGTGTCCAGCAAGTATGAATGTTCCCACATATCAACAAGAAAAGCAATCTGTGTTCCTTGCTTAAAATCTTGATTAGAAATTAAGCCTATCTTGCCTTTGACATCCATATAGCACCATCCACTTCCTTGTAGTGATTTGGCTTTGTCTATGAATTCTTTTTTAAATTTTTCATAAGATCCAAACTTTTTGTTTATAAGTTCTTCTGATGATCCGGAAGGCCTGTTTCCAGAACTAGGTGGTTGTAGCATTGGCCAAAACAAATTGTGCAAATGAGCTCCGCCGTAGTTAAAAGTGTCATCACCTTCTTTATTGTTATAGCGATCAACATATCCCTTGGAAAGTTTTCCATAGTGAAGATCAATGGTATCCTTACTCATGACAGGTTCTAATGCATCACGTGCATACGGTAATGGATTAAGTACCAGTGTCGGACGCTTGGTATCTGCTTCAACAACAATATTTTTAAGTTCTTTTAACATCTTTAATATTTATGTTAAATAGTAGTGTTATCTGGAGAAGTGGTGGAATTAATTGGACACACTGGTTTTAAACGCTGATGCTAGACCTTATTCTATATTACCCTTGAGCACAATTAGTTGGCAAGAATCAATAAAACAAGTTGTTTTAGAAAGAGTAACTGTTTTAGAATGGTATGATGATTGGATTATAAGCAGTCCTAGTTGGGAAACACGGGTACCTGCTGTAGTAATTGTTAAAGATTATATAAAGAAAAATACCTCTGTAAGATTCTCAAAATACAACTTATTTTTAAGAGATCAATTCACCTGTCAATACTGCGATCATCAACTACCACATAGAAACAAATGCACAGTAGATCATGTTATACCTGTAAGTCGAGGTGGTAAAAATGGTTGGTTGAATTGTGTTACTGCCTGTGGACCGTGTAATGTGGAAAAAGGTGACAAATTAGGCCGGCGGCCGTTACGTGAACCTTACAAACCCTCCTATTATGATCTCATCAAAAATAAAGAATTACTTCAATTAAAAATCAAGCACAGCAGTTGGCACAACTACATTAGATAGTTTCGTAAAGAGCAATACTTGCCAAATTCTTTGCCTTAGATTCTACCATAATATCTGCATAATCTCTAAAGGACAATGCCCAATCATTTACAGCATTGTTCCACATGAAGTCACTGTGAGCACGTAGTTTGGCTTTTTTAAATCCTTGCTCTAACAATTCGGGCATGTTAGGTAGTGTGTTTAAGTCATGACCTACAAGTAGATCTTCACGCGATACTGAATAATGGATCACAGGGCGTACACCACGCCACGAATCAATCACGCGAGCAAATCTATCGTCGGTGGGTTGAATGTATTCTCCTGTAGCGACCCAGTGATGGTGTATGTCAAGAACGAGTGCCAAGTCTTTTTGCAGTTCGAGGCTGGCGTCGAGTCCCCAGGACATTTCGTCGTTTTCGATTGTGATTGTTTTTCTTGCTTCGGGCGAGAGTCTCGGGAGGGCGTCTTTGATGCCTTGTGGACCTTTTCGACCCGAGATGTGGACGTTGATCTTAAAGTCCTGGAACCTACGGGCATAGCCCATCCATTTTGCGAGATCCACATGATATTCAAACTCCTCTATACTTCTATTTACAATTTCTGGACTGTCTGATGCAAGCACAGTAAACTGACCAGGGTGCATACTAAGTCTTACATCAAGTTTTCTTGCAAGGTCACCTACCCTGCCAAATGCCTTTGCACAATAATCTCTTACATCTTGTTTTTGCCAAAAGTAACTCCATGTTGGCTCTGTGTACACGGGAAGCACACTGCTACCTAATCTAACCATTCTCAGTTCATTTGGCAATGAACCTACATACTCCACAAGGTTGTAGAACGCTTGTGTGTTGTGCTCCATTATATCCCACAGTCTTTGTTCTGCAACTTCACGTGTTTGATTGTTGAGCCATCTTACAGTGGTTGCACGTTCTTGCAGTGGCCGTTGTATCTCCTCAAGTAGTTTCTTAGGCTTGAGAGTCTGATCGTGATGTAGAAATTTGCAGGCAAAGCCTATGCGTTTATATTGAGAATTCGTCACGTAGTATTTTCCAAGTTTCTTTATAATCTTTTACATTGTAACAAAAACCTAAGTCTTTGTCAATGATTTGTTTTTTCAATGGATAATCATTTCCTTCTGGGTGCATAGCATCACCAAAAAAATGTAAAATATCGTTATGATCAAAATCTCTAAGTATTTGGCTCTTATCATTTCCTTTTGGAAATATATCTATTCCTGTTTCTCCTCCTACTTTTGCGTCTATGTCTGGAAACATTTTACAAAATGCTTTTGCTATTATATTGCGTTCGTTAATTTTTACATCATGCTCAACATACAATTTACGTTCTCCAAGAGTAGCATTCCTACCTACAATACTGAAATTACACATACCAGGACGATGTTCAAAATGCAATCCAGTTCTTAGGACAAATTCACTTTCTTGCATGCACTGTTTAAGAAATTGTTCTGCTAATTCTGGAAGTTTCCAATCGCTTGTGTAGATATTTTTATCTTGTTCATATGTATCACTGCCGGAACAGTTGTAAACTTTTGTAGAAAAATTATAGACTCTATTACCTACCTGTTCTAAAGTCTTGTCTCTATCACTTCCCGTAACAAGATAAACAAAATTTTGTTCTTGAAACCCTAAAAAGAAATTTTGGAATTTTTTATCCATTTCTTTTCTGCTAGGGGTTAGAGTACCATCTACATCGAATATAAATCTATTTGCTACACTCATAACCAATTCTCCACAACAAACTTATCTTTAACCATAGCAGGATTAGGATCACCATGGAATACAGCGATACAACAATCGTCTGGAATAACAATGTCGTCTTTGATATGTACGAATTGCCTTACACCACTGATAACTTGTAATTCGCTTCTATT